TTTTTTTTTAAATCTCGTGGATTGGGCACCAGTATCTCCCACACCGGGTCCTTAAAGGGGACCAAGCTACCGGAGCAAGTTACAGTTAACCGTGACCTATGTTGTCATTCGACTTCATGGGCAAAGTTGTGATAACGCTCATCACTGAACACTTCGAGAGAAGTGTCAAGTATTAAACGGTCTCGCAACTCATTCATGTCGTAGAACCCAATATCGTATTTCGCCATGATAACCTCGAGGAATTCATCATCACTAATAACAACATCTTCGCGCGTAATGGAACGATAAACGTCATCAACAGAACTGACGCCATGTTTGGCAAACCATGTTAAATCGTGGAGGCGAAGAGACGCGACCGAGACGTTGCAGCGTGAGAACCGGGAAAGGAAGGCATCACGAAGGTAGCTGACATGCCGAAACTCGTATGCGTACGACAGGGACTTCCCGGCCATATAATGGTCATCATCCACATCACTGTTCCGGTTAGCTCGAGCGTTGAACCGGAACAAAGCTTTGCCTATAAGTGGGACCATACAGTGCCGTTCCCCGCAAGGTATGAAAAATCTGGATAAAAATGTGAGATCACAATAAAAGCGACGCTCCTGGGCCTTAAGCCTCATACCAGCGTCGAGACAATGTTTTATCCATTTGGCACAGTCAATGCCTTTTTCATTCGTACCAGCGGCAATATCATCACCAAGGATAGCTACTCTTGTAGACTTTACACGTGAAAATTCACAGAATGAGTACCACAGACACAAATTCCATACGCTGTTGCGACCCGTGGTATCAGTGCCTCCGGTGGCCAGCTGGTTTTGTATATCAGCACTAATACCGTAATCATAAGAAACAACTCGGAATGATCTGGAATTTTCAATGTAAAATTTACGGAACCAATAAGGGGCTCCACAACGCTTAAGCCAATGTGCAAAAATTTCATGAACATCAACCAGTTGACTCCTATCATTGGCGCTGAAGTCCCCTTCGAAGTAGCGGGACATACCAAAAAGATCCTCGGCGATCTGTGTATCATTCTTGGTATACGCCCAGATGATTTGCTCAACAACTGGGTCAGAAAACGTGTCTAGCGCGCAGAAAAGCCTCTTATTAAATTCATCCATAAGAGGTCCTGTCAGGACGTTGTATTCGTCAGAACCGACGTATATAATGCGCGGAGCCCAGGACGGATCATTTCGTTTAAGGAGTACTTCACCCTTGACCATCAGAGACTTGGTGTTTAGGGTGCGAAAGTCGACGTCGGAAAGGTTCAATAGAGCTTTATGCATGCGTTCTTGTTTCTCAGGTGGAAATTTGGAATTCCAGCGGTCATAAATGTCCTGAGTCCAATTGAACGGCTCTACCTTAGGGAAGACACGGTCCGCAAGCAACTTGGCGGACTTCACGATTGGCGGGTTAACTCTTGCGTCACTATGGAAGTTGCACCGCTTGTTAAAGGCGGACAACATACTCTGAAAGTCATTGCCAGTGACGACCGGTACCTGTTGGCGTAGGACCGGGCCCATTTGATCCACGGGTGCGTAGGTTGGAGCGTCTGTCTTGGGAGCTTCGTCCAACCTGAAGGGCACAACTGGGATAAACTCTCGTTCAGCAATCAGTCGGAGGCGGGGTTCTTCACTGAAGACATGGTCACCGTGGTCTACCGGGGCTAGAACCACATTTTGGACCCCGCCTACACGAACTGACGCGTAGTGAGAGTGACGTTTCTTGGGCAGGTTTGCGTTTGCGTTAGGAATGGTGGAGGAATGCCGAAGATGTTAC